CCTGGGGGTCCTCAAACAAACCACTTTTAAATCATTATGGAGACAACTACAGAAACAACCGAACAAACAGTACCCATTAATAGGGCAAATATCGCTGCTGAATTAATCTACTCAGGCTATGGACAGTTGCTTTCGCAGTTAACATCCGGAGGAATTACAATTGGATATGAAACCAGTCCTGGGGCACCAGCAAATATGGTTGACCTAGACAAATATTTAACCCAACAATCACGTGGGTTTACCCCACAACAATGGAAAGAAATGAGAGCACGCACAGAAACCGGAAGAGTTAAAATGGTTAACATCATGGGACAACATATGAGAATACGGAGCGTCACACAACTTAGAAATGATGTTCCTGAAGCTCATAATACTACTCATGACGAGGTACTGAATGCTGCTCGCCATTGGAACCTCAAAATTATCTCACCAGGTTATGCTCAACCAGTAACTCGACCTTTGGATGAGGTTGAAATTGAAAAATGGGGCAAACAAAATGTTGATCGTGGTTTTATTTACAACGGCATGATAGACAATACCATAATACCCTGGAGAAAACCAAGTTATAATCCTATATATGAAAGGGGTCAATATGATTCAACATTATATGATACGTTGCAAGTTGTGAAAGCATACGCAAAAGTACATAAGGATGTGAAACTTGAAGAAAGTATGACAACTACAGAAAAGATGTATAATTTAGTAACTGCAAACTACTACTTTGGCAATGGTTCCCCTGAAGGACAACTGGGCAGATTTAGTTTAGTTCTTAAAGCTAGGCAAGATGCACATGGGGATTGGGAATTTAGAGACAAACTATTAGAACCTGCATATAGAGAATGGTTATATAAGTTACTCGGAGAACGATACCCCCTTGCAACGGTGGATAAGGATCTACGTGGTGTTACACCATACAATCTATTCAAATGGATTGGGACGTTAGAACCGATTGACCAAAACCTTTTTGTAAGAATTGAAACAACAGCGGATGATGGACCATGTTGGTTAGACAAAAATGGCCGTACCGTCAAGAAAGGATTAGTTGTTAAACAAGACCTTTTATTAATGGAACAGCTATTCCTTGAGATTAATGAAATAGCTTCAGAAGAACCAGAGGAATTTGATCTAACCAAACGAAAACACTTCAGATATACTGCCCTTCAAATGATGAAACCTAAAAGTGAAGTCTATGAAATCAAGAAATTCAGCACAAAAGTGAGGAATATTTATGCTTGTAATGGACCCTACGAACTAGCAGCATCAATGATTTTTAGACCTGTTCACGCTAAGGCACCTACCTGTTTAAACCATCCAACCTCATGGAGCTTGATTGGCGTGTCCATGTTTCACTCTGGCATGGACAAGATAATGAACAAAGTAGTACAGGGAATATTGCAAGACAAACAAGTGGTGTTTGTTTATGCTGATAACGTCTACTTCCTAGCAAAGAATGGAAACTTGATAAGCTTCATTTCAGCAGATGGAGTCAAAGCTGAAAGCTCAGCTACTTATGAGGAACAAGTTTCATATTGCTTATGGGTATTATCACATTGGGCCGGTTATGACTCCAATTGGAAAAAGTATATGACTTATATACACGCCCAAATAGCTACTGAGGGAATTGCTTTACTCAATAATATTCAATTTGAGATGGGACAACTGTCTTCTGGAACAGTCTCAACCGCATGTACAAACCATATGAACAGCACAAAATTCTTATACTACCTTACTATGAATGGAGAAACATTCCCAAAATTTTTGGAACCTGAGCGACAAGAGAACGTCAACCACCATGTTGTTGAAATACCTGAATTTAAGTTAGCACAACAAAAAGCAGGGATCAATTTTGAAGTGACGGCCAGTGTCTCTGATCTCAGTTTCAAAAATGCTAAAAGTGGAACTATACTTGATGTAGATATCTTGGGATGGTCGACTCTGGTGTTTGATATACTGGGTGTTAGTCATTTTCTACCGATTCTACAGTATGACAGATTTATGAAAGCTATGGTATTCCTCAAGAAAACACCCAAGGTTAAAGGAATGGGCAAAAGCGCCAACTATAATATGCTAAGTGAAAATGCTATGAAGCTAGCCAAATACCGAAGTCTCTATTTAATCGGAGGATGGTACTACCCAGAGTCCGTTGTTATCCAAATGGCAGCCAAAAACGTTTTGGACTCCCTTATACTTAATCAAGAAGTAGTGGATGACGAAGTGTTGGAAGGATACATACAAACCATGGACTTAGGTTTAGATGGTGAATTCCCAACCATTGTCAACTATTCTAAAATGAGGGAATTGCCAACACTATTCAGTGTCTTTAACTTATTAACCGACACTGATGTTGCCATGGATTTTATTAGACACATTTCGCAAGAGCTGGAGTCGGAATTTTTACAGAAGCGTGCCTTTGACATAGCACCACTAAGTGTATGGAGAGAAATCAGTCCAGAACTAGAAGTGGAAATAACTAGTGAGAGTGGATCAAGGATGGAACCAATAGTTGATCTGTCTAAGTATGATCTTGAGGGAATGAGGAAAAGACCATATTTTGAGGAAGAGAATGCATTTCAGGTGCAAAGCCAAATAGACAAGGAGAGTCAATTACCACGGGATTTCTTTGAAGAATATGACTACGGATCTAAACCAGGAATAGCTGCAAGACAATTCCATGACCTCACTGTGGCTGCACAAAACAAATTAATGTCCCAAATGCAAAAGAGATATATTGCTGCTATGGAAGCTGTGCTATTAAGTAATGACAAAGAGTTGTTTAATGACGGCTACCGTTTTATACAAATTATGGTGCCTGATAAATACCGAGTGACAGTCTCGGAGCTAGGAGCGCCTGATACCTTTATACAAATCGCATCCGCTGAATTGGCCATACCCAGAGTAGTGTTAAGAAGAGCCGTGGAAAATTATAAATTAAAGCCCAAGTGGAAATCTGCTGAAACCTTGGAAGATAAAACAATACCAGTATACCAAGCTGGGATGCGAAATATTATTGGTAAAATGCTTGAGCTTAGCGACACAAAGAGTGTGAATTTAATTACCAAAACTTTTAAAGATGATATCGAAAAAGTTGTTGGAGAGATAAGGAGTAAAACCAAGGCTCAACGTTTAGCCATGAATCTGCCATCCAGACCACAATCTCAGATAGTGGTGCCTGAAGTTGTCATAGAGAGGGAAGAATTTGAACAACCTTCTAAGAAAAAGAAAACTACAGTCAGATCTGAGATTACTAAACCCTCCAGCCGCGGGAAAGAGGAGGAAGAGCAGATCGTGGAATTCATTAGACCTCCTACTGAAAAACGCGCCAAACCAATGGTCACTCCTGGTTTCACTGAAGAAGTCTATAATGTGCCAAGACAGAGGCATGCTCGTAATTTGAAGGTCTCAAAAACCTTCACACCTAGGGGCAAGATGACGGCACATAAAATGGACTCTGGAAACGTTTACACAGTTGTGGATAATCTTGATAAAAATGGAAAACCAGCTAATTACCCTGACTATTCACCTACAAAACGCGGATTGGAAGCTTACCAAAAAGAAGTACTAAGCGCGATGGAACGCTGGGATTCAATTTGGGCTAAGCTCTTAGCAGGTGGAAAGATCACTCAAGTAATGTATAATGAGTTCGAGAAAGCTGATCCAGTGGAAAGATATACTTTTAAATTCTTAGAGAATGTTCTAAGGAGTGAATAAAATAGATGCGAACCTTGTATACATAGTTTTCCGTTTTGATCGAGATTAAGGTCATTCCTACAATGGTGACTCAGAGTAGGGGTGACCATTCTGTCCTTATGACATTGCGTGGTAGTTGTGGTATACC